TACCATTTTCAGACGTTTTTCAAGTTCTTCATAGGACTTGAATTGATCTGGTGCGGTGACTGCTGCCAGAGAATACTCTTTCTTCCAGAGTGCTTCCATCGCATCATCATCACTCAATAAAGGTTCAGATGGTCCGAACTCGGACTTATCATAATTCCAATAACCATCCTTCTTAACGATCTTCAGTTTGAAGTTTGCTCCTTGCCATAGATCAAAAGGATTGATTGGTGATTCGTCCTCAAATTCTGGTTGCATTGCTTCCATAATCTTATCAAAGATTTTCTTTCCATACTTAAACAGAAATACTTTACCTTCATTCTGAGGATTTGTGGGATCCTTTACGACATATATGTTAGAGTAATATGACAACTTACGTTTTTGCTTACGAACAGTTTCCTTATTTGATTCGGTTCCTGTATTCCACAGATCTCGGTTGTGTTCTCCAAGAGGATCTTTACCACCAATAGTCGTCAGTGAGTTTTCAATATACCATCCACCAGGTCCTTGAAATGCGTGTGAATACATCTTTGCCCAGGGAAGTTCCTCACCATCAGGGGCAGGTAGAAAACGAATCACTGCGAAACCATTACCAGTTTTATCAACTTCGGGTTTCCAGAGACGTTCATCAGCACCACTTGAAGTGGAACTCATCTTCTCAACTTCTTTGACCAGTTTAGAAGTCAAAGAACCAAGTTTAGATTGTTTTTTTAGATTTTCAAATGACATTTGATTTTCCTCGTATTTGTGAGATTTGGCTTTTGTGACTTTGCTTAGGGATCATCCAGCCCAATATATTCTACAGATCTGAACCAGTTCTGTCAATCTGATCTTTCATTTTATCAAGCATTTTTGCAAGATTTCCAAAAATCACATTCATATCTACACCAGAAGGAAGTCCCATTGCCGATGCGGATTCAGAAATCCGTGATTTCATTTCCTTTGCCTCTGGGGCATCAGATAAACTTAGACGAGTATAGATTGTTCTTTGCTTATCTAAAAGTTTTTCAAGAAGATTTACGTGAGATATTTTTTCATCACGATCCATCAAATGAAACTTAAAGACATTATTATAAACACTTTGTTGAAGTTCTGCAATTTCTGCCATTTCAGAACGAACAATATCAGATTTAAAAAAATTCATTTTCCTCCAAAAACAATATCTTTCAAAATTTTCTTATAATGAGATACATCTATATGTAGGAATGGAGAGTATTTTTTGATTCTCCGACTCACAGTTTCCCATACAGGATCTTTAAGTTTCTTATCAAAGTCATTCCCGTACAGGAATATTTTATCACAGATTACCATAGTTTCAAGGCTTAATTTCCCACTCAGGAACTTTTTGAGAAGAGGTGGATGCCCCTTGGAGCACTCAAATACTTTCTTAAAATTATACTCGGCAAATAAACTTTCACATTCTTCTTTGAAAAGATATGAAAGTGACTGAATTTTTCTTTGCCATTCCTTGTAATTTTGATCTCCTGTTTTTATTATCTCACCGATCCATAAGGATTCAGAGTCATTACAAGAAACAAAATTTGAGATAAAAAAATCTTCAATTTCTTTATCTGTTCTTTGTCTGGATATCTTTTCAAACCAAAAACGATCACGTCTCTTATAAAACGACTCTAGTGATGCTCTGGTCTTTTTACAATATTTGTAATAATCATAAGAATCTTTTGTAAAATGATTTTTGAGTGCCAGATAGGTTTTATAGCAGTCAAAGGGAGTCATTTTCAAAAAAAGTAATAGAGGCAATTTTTTGCCGGGAAATTTTTACCCCCCAAAATGGAATTAAAATACTAATTTGGCACGAGATGTCTTTTTGAGAAAATTAAGTTCCGTTGCCTCATACTTAATCTTCTCTTTCAGTGGTTTTGATATGAGTTTAGGTATCGACTCAACATCGAGACTATTTTTTTCACAAAAGTATACAATTGCATCAATATAATTCATATCTCCGTGAGTCAGAACAAGATCTTCAATCTCTTGTGCGAACTTATTTGGACAATAGAATTTACTTTCGAGTACCTTTTCTAATTCATTCTCCATTCTTTGCCCCAGTATTGTGATGTACAAATTCTTTGATGTAACGAACCAATAACTTAATATAATCCCCTTTGTTTCTTTTGTCAAATACCTTCACTTCTCCACCAGGAGTGACCATAATGGTAATCAACTTAACCGGAGCAATTTCAGTAAGTTCAAAGTATGCGGAGGCATAAAACATCTCCTGAACAAAATAGTTTTCAAGCCATTCTTCAGGTTTAATCTTTTCGGAAGTCTTAAAGTCTATAACGGCAAGTTCTCCATCATATTCTCCAATACAATCGACTCTTCCGGCAAGTCCAAGATATTCAGAGTAAAGAGTTCTTTCAATCGCATGAATATTATTTATCTTATCAAGTTCTGGTTTGGCATGATAGAACATAAACTTTGAGAGGGGTTGATAATCGTCCCAGTTCAGTTCTTTATTTTCCAAATAGTCCTGACAGACCTGGTGAAAATCAGTTCCCCGTGCGGTTGCTCTTTTTGTAATCCGATTTGCTTCTTCGAGTCCTATACGTTTTCTCCACTTAACAAAAATCTCACGATTGTAAAAAGAAGTCACAGAAGTAATCGATGGTACCCACTGACCATCGGGAAGATGATACAGACGAATACCATTTGTTTCTTTCTTTTCTAGTTCAAGATCACCTAAAAAATTATGATGAATAAATGTCATAAATTAAGTTCCATTTTTGCAATAAGATATTCTTTAATTAATCCAGACCTTATGACATCATCAACACCAAACTCAACAATTCCAAATGATGGCATCGAACGAATAATTTTCATAAAATCAATCACACCATTTTTTTCATTTAATCTCACCAAATCACTTTGAGATGCATCACCACAGAAGAGAATTTTAGTATTCTCACCAACACGAGTAATTATACTATCAAGTTCGTGAAAATTCAAATTTTCCAATTCATCGACTATAATAATACAATTATCCAGAGTTGTTCCACGGATAAATGAAGTGCTCCAAAAACTAATTGTTTCTTGAGATTTTAAATTACCATAGAGCATTTCAAAGTCAGCATCACTTGGCATCTGGAACATATACTTTACCATATTTTTGTATGGTATTTGGTATAGTGATGATTTGTCTTCGTGGCTTCCAGGAAGAAATCCAATTTCACGAGTGGGTACAAGAGACCTTACAATATAAATTTTTTCATATGGTGTATATTCATTTAGAACATCTTGAAGTGCCTTGAAGAGGCATAGAAAAGTTTTTCCTGAACCAGCAACACCATGAGCAACCAAATGTTTTCCTTCATCATACAAAGTAAATAAATTTCTTTGATTTTCTGTAAGTGGTTCAATATTTAAAAGTAATTCTGAATTGATTGGTTTTTTTCTTTTTACTTGCTTGGAAGTAAGACCAGCCCCGATGGGTTGGTAATCATTGTTGCTTCTTCTTTTTCTTGTCATTCTTTTTTAGATTGGTTTTACTTTAGACCCAGGAGCCTTTGATGCACGATCTAAAACTTCATTCCATCCAGGTTTTTTCTTCACAAGTGTATCCATCCATTCACCAAGTTCTACACCAGAAGCACACCCTTCTGACCAATCTCTTTGCCACTCTGGATGATTTTCATACCATTCAGTGATATCATGAACACTCATTTCAATCACCTGTTTTTCACCCGTTTCTTTATTTACAATTGGATAAGTTGCCATTCTTTACAAATAATATACAGAGGTATTTATTCTAGTGTGATTGCGCTCTGATACTCGCAAGGGTTACAATTCTCACGAGTCCAGTTGAGAGCAGAGGAGATTGTCGGAAATTGGCAGGTAAAGATACAACGAATTGCCTCTGCGATTTCCTTGTGCTCTGCCTGGGTTCCGTGAGCACTACGAAGGTCGATGTAATGTATCCAAGACCTTATACTCCCACTCATATAAAGACGTGTCTGGGTTGCCTGTGGGAGCACAAAACGGGCACATTCCTTTGCGACACCGGCATCCAACATTCCCTGATAAAGTAAAATTGCTTCCTTGAAATGGTCTTCAATTCGGGTCTGAAAATAAATGCTCAAATCTGCAGGTAAGTCATCGGTTGAGTTCTGACGATTCTTTGTATCCTGCCTACGCAATTCAGGCACAGGAATTTCTAATTGTAGTTCTGTACTGTCGGCATATCTCTGTGAAAACTGCTGAAAGGTAAAACTACGATGACGAAGAATTTGTGTCGCAATCGCAAGTGAAGTATTGATTTCTACTGTTAGAAATGCGTGTTCAAAAATACTCCAGTGTTGATTTTGAATACAATACTTTAGTAATCCAGCAGAAGAATTATTGAATTGATTTTTTGGATTACTGACACGAGCACAATATGCAATGTGTCTTTCTGCATTTGGAGTTACAGAAACCAATTTAACAGATTCAGTCATGAAAACCAACTTCCCTTTAATGTTTTATAAGATTCACGCAACGATTTAGTCAATTTTTTGATTTGGGAGTATGCGTCTTCTGTGGTGATTTTTCCACTACTAGCAAGTGAAGAAATATAACCAACGTGAGTCGCATAAACACTCAAATTGTTTTGTGCCGCAATGTCCAGAAAATCTCCATCTCCTGTAGGAACAGCAAATAGAAATTTTTCAAGATCTTTATTCATTTCGTTTTTAGTCGTCGTCATCTTCGAATACCTCATCGTAATCATCTATGTCTCCAATATGTGGAGCAACTGCTTCATATGCATAAGATTCTGGACTTGAATATACTTCTGCCTTTAAGGAATCGACCAGAAGTTCCAGATTTTTAATAATGATTTTAAGTTTATCTTGATTCATAGGTTTTCATCTGTAGCAAAGATATTATAGAAGAAAACAGAAGAGATGTCAAGTTCAATATTTAATGATTTCAAAGACACCATCTTTTTCTACAAGTGCAGAGCAAGTATCTGTCCAATCTCCGGCACACATATAAGTCGTTCCCTGATACTCACGAATATTTGCGTGGTGAATGTGTCCGGCAATCACACCATCATATTCTCCAATTTTTCTTACGTGATGTATCAAATCCATTTCATACTTATCAATAAACTTTTTACCTCTTGGA